TCGGTGCGAAGGAAGATCGAGCCGTTGGGCTCAGTGGTCGCGGGGACGCCCGTGCCCGAGGTCACGGTAGCCGCGGCGGTCGGGTCCTGAGACGCGCCCACCTTGACGATGTAGCCGACGGCGGCGACGCCGCTACGCATGTTCTGACTGGTCTTGACGGCCATCGGGGGCTCCGATGCTAGCGGTGCTAGCGGCTGTTCTTGTTGTCGTGCTTCTGCGCCTGTTCCTTCGCCTTTCGTTCAGCGACCTCGGGGCGCATACCGTTGCGGACGAGAGTCTCGGCAAACCGATCCTTCGCGTCCCTGATATCCTTTCGCTCGCTCATGCGCGTCCCTTCCGGGGTTGCGACGTCGGCACCTTAGCGCCTTCCATGTGCGCGAGCAGGTTCTTGTCCTGGTCGAGGCGGCGTTGCGCCTCCGGGTCTGAGCCGGCGCGCTTGCTATTCTCCTGTACGCGAATGCGCTGCCGCTCCCGCAGACCGTCCAGCGTGTACGGGTCGGGGGCGCGAACGACACCGGACGCCACGAGCCCGCGCAGGAACTCGTGGTATCCGGCCTCGTCCGAGGTGAGCACGACAGAGCCCGCGACCATGCGCGGCGTCTCCCAGCGGGAGAGCCTCACAGGACCACGGACGCCGTCGTACTCGGTGACGTAGCCACCCTCGACGACATCCCAGGGGATGACCGTCCAGTGTTCGCGGCGGTGCTTCGTCTCCGCGCCCGAGGTGTCGCCGTCCTTATCGACGCCGTTCACTCCTGGCGTGGCTCGCATCTTGGCGAGCACGGGCAGCCACTCTCCATCGATGCACTGCCAGCGCGCCGGATGCCAGATGTACCACCACTGCGCGTTGCTCGGCAGGTTGAGCTTGGGAGCTCCTGACGAGGTCTGCGTAGCGGGACGACCTGCGAAGGTCGGTCCGGCGGCGTTGGAGGGATCGGTGAAGGTGACTGCCACGTGTTCTCCTAGATGACGCTCATGCGTCGGTGATGATCGAGACGCCCATGCCGTCCTGGAGCTTGCCGATGCCGAGGTAGTAGCTGGCGAGGATCGAGGTCGTGCCACCGCCGACAATGCGGTCGAACTCGACCACCACCGGGGAGCCCGCCGGGGTCACCACGCCGGCCGCGCCGACGATCGGGAACGGGCTGCCTTCGACGTAGCCGACCGCGCCGTATCCGAACATCGCGCCCGCGCGGTCCGCACCGGCGTTCGCGGTCGGCACCTTCGAGCTCGAGTAGATCTCGACGCCGTTGAAGGTCCCGGCGAAGCCCTGGCCCTTGATGTTCAGCATGTCCTGCGTGGCCATCACGAACTGGGTGGCGCCGTACTCCGCACGGAGGCTGCTCTGGAAGTCCGCGAGCTGGCGGGGGTGGAGCACCGCGATGTAGGGACCGGAGACGCTGGCGAGCGTGAGGGCGAACTGCGCCGAGTAGAAGTCGTCCACGCTCATGTCCACGCCGGTCGAACCAGCGGTGGCGGTGAAGCCGTCGATGACGTCACAGAGCGCGTTCTGGAAGGCCATGAGCGTCGAACCGACCATGCTCTCCGCGAGGCGCTGCGCGTTCAGACCGATCGAGTCCGTGATGCCGCCGCCGAGGTCCGTCAGGTCGTAGCGGAGGGCGTAGCGACCGATGGTCAACGTGGCCGCGGCGGCGGTGAGCGTGGTGTTAGCCACGACCGCGCCGTCGGCGGCGGACGCGAGGAGGTCCGACCCGTCGAGGCCGATGATGGGAACCTGGAGCGCCGCGGAACCACGGCCCGCCATGTTGCCGAAGTTGACGATCGAGGGGTGGTTGTGGAGCGAAGCGCGGTCGGCCAGCTTGAGCTGGATCTCCTGAGCGAGAACGGCGGCAACGCGAGCGTTGCCCGAGAGGGTCGAGTATTCGGTGAGAGCCATGCGGGTGTACCTCTGGATGAGTGGTGATCGTCATCCCGGCATCGCTGGTACGGGGCTCGACCCGACGGGTACGCGTAGACTAGCGCATCGCCTGCCTACGCGCACGCGTCGAGCTGCTAGCGGTCCAGCCCGAGGATCGCTGCGCGTGCCGCCTTGTACTCGGCTGAGCTCATCCGAGAGATCGCCTCGGGAGAGTACTGCGACGGGGCACCCGCGGGGGCGTTCGTCGCGCCAGCGTTCGCCGGGGGAGGGGGCGTCGTCGCCTTAGCCGTCGGTGCAGGCGCCGTAGTCGCGTCCGGCATGTACGCGCGGACGGCCTTGGGCAGATTGTCTCCCGCCAGCCACTCGCCAAGCGGAGGACGGCCCTCGGCCGGGAGACGGTCGTACGCGATGCGGACGAAGTCCATCCCTTCCTGGTCGGTGATGCCCCTCGAGAAGAGTTCGCGCTCTGTCTCCCACTGGCTGCGAGCCGTCGAGAACTTCGTCTCCCACTCCGAGGCGCTGGCCTTGTACGTGTCGGCTTGCTTCACCATCTCCTGCGCGGAGTCGTAGCGGCTCTGGAGCTCCGCCATCTGCTCACGCAGCATCTTCCGTTCCGCGCTCAGGCTGCGGATGCGTTCCTCGGCACGAGAGGTGCCTACGTCGTCGGGGGTCGTGGTGTCGTCGGGCATGGTCACTCCGTGCGGGTTGCTTCTTGCGCCCGCAGGAGACGTCTGGCCCAGACGCGTCCCGAGTCACCGCCCCACAGTAGCCAGGCGATACGACCCGCGGAGGGGTAGTTAGGGTGCCCTCGCCTCGCGGCGGGAGCCTGTAGGTCAATCTCGTGCCGGTCGAAGAAGGCAACCATGCGGCGCAGCGTCTCCACCGACACCACCGAGCGGTCGGCCAGCTGGGTCGCGCGACGTGCGCCGATGGGCGTGCCGCCCCGCCTGTACTCCTCGCGGAGCTCGAGGCCGCGGCGTGCCTCGGCAGCGACCGTCGCAGGCGCACGGAAGCCGGCTCGCGCCCCCTCCTCGAGGAAGCGGCGCAGCACGGCGGGGTCCGTAGCCGCGAGGTAGCGGCGCTGACGTTCGCTAACCGGCGGCACCCGGTGTCTCCGGCGGGGCGATGAAGAAGCTCCCGCCTACTGTCCCCATCAGGGTTTCAGCGGCGGCGGCGTCCATGTTGAAAAACTGCACGAGCATCTCCACGCCCGTCGCGCGGGGCAGCTCGCCCTTGGCGACCGAGGTGATGATGCCCTGCGCGGCCTGTACCTGCGCGCCGTTCAGCGCGACCGAACTAGCAGGCTGGCCGGCGGCGGCGGCGGCGGCAGCTAGGCCCTCGCCTTCGGCGGCGACTGCCGGCGCAGCTTCCTCCACTTCCGCGACATCCTCAACGACATCACCAGGCGCGGCCTCGTGCTCGGGCGTCTCCTCTTCCGGCTCTTCCGCTTCCATGTCGGTCGCCTCGTCCACGACCTCGCGCGCCTTGTTCAGCGCGTCGATCTCAGCCAGCATGGCGACCGCGTCCTGCTCGGTGAGCGAGTCGTCAAACAGGCGCAGGGCGTCAATGCGCGTCATGAGGCCCGCGTCGAGGAGCTCGAGGGCGTGCTTCCTGCGGGCGTCCAGCTCGGACCCGGACAGGGGGATCGAGCGGTACTGCACCGAGTAGCCGCCCTCCGGGAACTGCGAGCCCATCGCGCGGTTCGCGAGGATCGCCGCGGTCATGACGAGCTGCTCGTCCGCTGCCCGGAAGCTCTGACTGTAGACCTTCTGCGCGTCCCGCTTGCCCTCGTTCGACAGGGCGATCGCGTACCCGCTGCGGGCCGTCCCGCCCATGCGCTGGATGTCGGCAGGCGAGACGCCCGCGTCCTGCGCGAGGCGGTTGGCGGACGCGGCGATAGTGGCCTCAAGCTGGGTAACGTCGCAGCCGGCCTGCCACTGTCCGATGACGGGTTGTTGTTCGTCGCTGGCGCGAAGCATGAGCACGGTAGCAGGGTCGGAGACGACCTCGCGACGGGCACCCGCTACGCCGCCCTCGATGGTCCCGCCCTGCGGCTCGGCGCCGATGATGTACCGCTGGGGCCAGCTCGAGTCCTTCAAGGCGTGGAAGAGCATGGAATAGCTGACGGCGATGTTGAGCGAGCCCTCGACTACCTCGATGCCCTCGTAGCAATCCCACAGGCGGTCCCCGATGCGCTCCGCATGGTAGAGCACGTAGGGCAGGATGGGTCGCCCGTCGCTGCGACGGTACGGGTAGGCAGCGCCCGAGTAGTCGCCCCCGAGGTACACCGCGCTCAGGTCCTCTCCGACCTTGCCCCCATCGACGTAGGCGCGCACCTGGTAGATCGGGTTCTCGGGGTCGCTGATGTCCAGGACATCCCACGTCCAGCGCGGCGTACCGTCCGCGTGCGTACGCTCCCGCAGCTCGCGCACCGAGACGGGGTAGTCCGGGCGATCGGCGAACGAGCGCGCGATCGTCATGTCCGGGGCCACCGGCCGGAAGGTCAAGCGTCCGTCTGCCGACACGTGGACGCGCTGCCAGTATTCCCGGCACCCGATCACGAGCTGCTGGAAACGGTTCATCGTCGCCCACAGGCCCGACCTCGCGACCATGTCCACGATGCCGGCAGCTGCGAGGTTGCGCGTCGGGTGGGAGACGTCGGGCGGCTGGATGTACAGGGCCGCGAGCGACCGGGCGATCTGACGGAAGATATTAGAGCTCATGTCCGGCAGGCCCCACGCCGCCTTTCGCACCGTGCCCAGATGGATCTGTAGACGGTCGTGAAGGTCCTGCTCCCACGTGCCCTCAAGCATCCGGCGGCGTAGGCGCGTGTGCTCGACCCGGCGGGATTCATACGTATCGCTGCCGATCATGGGAACTTGCGTCATCCGATCCTCACGTGGTGGGGCACATATAGCCTACGCGTCACGAGCTCCACCGCACCGTAACGCAGCGAGTCGATCCCGTGTTTGTGCTCGTCGTCGGCACCGTCCCACATCTTCAGATCCTCAATCAACTGTTTGCACCTCGGGTGGATCGTGAAGTCGTGGCGGAGCATGGCGCTATGCAAAATGCGGGTGCCCTCGTAGATGCTGCCCGCCGGCTTCCAGGCCGTGTGCATCCGGAAGGGGATCGCGCCGACGGGGAGACGCAGCTCGCGCTCAAAACCTTGCATGAGCAGGGCGTTCGACTTCTTGCCGCCCCACCGCCGCCCGCCGTGTTTGCGGTCCCCGACCCAGCGGTCGACCGACTCCACACGCATGGCGTTCCGGCGCAGCATGGCGAGGATGTCGCGCGCGTCCTGCTCTGGCGTGGTGGCGCCCGTGGAGATGCACTGGTCGAGAATGCAGAACCGGGGGTTGCCTTCCACCCCGCCCTCACGCGAGACCAGACAAAGCGTCGCCACCTGAGACCCGCCCTCGGACCCGTGGTCGATCCCGATCCCTACCTGGCACTCGCCGGCGGGCAATAGGTCCGACACGTGCGCCACGGGATCGAAGCCGGCGAAGATGCGGCCCTCCGAGAACCCGGCGTCCCAGTCCCCGTGGATCCGCTGGCGGCGCTCCATCGGGAGGATCTGCGACTCCATCCGTTCGATGTCCTCGGCCTCGAGGAGCGCACGCCCGCCGATGGGCGTGGTGTTCTCCACCGTCAGCGGAAAGTGCAGGTCGACCACGATCTTCTTCTCGACCAGATCGCGGAGCCATCCCAACGGTGCGCCCACCGGGGTCAGCGTGACCCGGATGCGGCCACGTTGCCGCATCACGCGCGGGACCAGCTCAGACCACACCGACTGAGGCGGCGGCTCATCGATCATGACAAAATCCACTGTGGACCCAGCGAGCGCGGCGGCACCTTGGTTCACGGTCCGGATGCGGAGCACGCTCCCGTTAAGGAAGCGCACCAGGGGCACCTTGCCCCGCAGGCCGCGACCGGGGGTGTACTCCGTCTCTGGGTCAATCTCGTTCTTGGGGAGAAGCGCCCATAGCTTCTGCTGGATTGACAGGGACTGCTCCCAGCTAACCACCACCACCCACGCCTCGATGGGTGCGGCCTTGACGAGCTGGTAGGGGTGCGCCCCGAGGCACCGGTAGATGCAGTCGACTAGACCCATCGTCGTCTTCCCGAGCTGGTTCCCAGAGCGCGCCAGGGCGATCGGCGCGGTGCACCCGAGGAACGCCAGCTGCGGGGGCGTCGGGACGAAGTACGCCAGAGGGTCCGCCACCGAGCGACGGTGCAGCGTGTCGACCGACTGCGCAAGGGCCGACAGGTTCACCCGTCGGTCCCCGTCACCAGGCGAGGCCGGGCACCGTGACGACGGATCGACACCGCCTCCTCGA